GGATTGAGGCGCTGGCTGACTTCGCGCGAGTCAACAACTGCCACGTCATGCTGGTGGCACACATGAAAAAGTCCGAAACCGAAGATAAGCCTAGCGGCAAGATGGGAATCAAGGGTTCTGGTGGCATAACAGACATGGTTTCGACAGTGGTTGAGGTGTGGCGTAACAAGCCGCGCGAGAGGGCCATTCTGCGTTCGCAGCAGCCCGATGCTGGTCCGCTTGATGAGAAATACACTCCTACAGGCCCGTGCGGCGCTGGGACGATGCTGCTAGTTCTAAAGCAGAACGCGACGGGGGAAGAGCCTTCAATACGGCTTTGGTTCGATCAGGACAGCACACAGTTTCTAGCTGGACCAGATCACACCGCTAGACCCATGTTGGAATTCTACGCATGACGGACGAACGCACCCTACACGACACCGACCGCGCCCAGTGGCTCGCCTACGTCGCCCCGAACATGGCCCGAAAGATCGCCACGGACACGGACGAGCAGGTCAGGGATGCATGGCCGCGCATCCCAGACGACTACAAAGCGGCGGTCTGGAAGCAACTGGACGCCGCGCAACGCGAGCGTATTCGCAAACTCAGGGGAACGAAATGACCAAGACAAACCACCGCTACACCGAAACCAACGAAGGCCCGATCAACCATCTGCGCGTATGCGGCGAGTTCGGGGTTATCCATGCGCCTGTATGCGTCACCGTGCCAGATCACAGTATGCGCGGCCTGAGCGAGCCACAGAGGCTGCCTAAGCCTATCCGCGAGGCTGGCAAGCTTGTTTTCGCGCTTCCTTGTGGCGGGAGGATGCAGGCGTAATGGCGCTTGAGGAATATACGATATCCCGCATACCTTATGACGAGGCCATGAAAATCGTTATACGCGAGCACTATTTGCACAGGAAGGCACCATGCAGCGTGGCTTTCGGACTACATCTAGGCGGCTGCATAAAAGGCGTTGTTTGCTATGGCACGCCTAGCAGTGCCCCGCTTCGCCGAGGGATTGCAGGTATCGAGAACGCCGGAAATGTAGTGGAGCTAACGCGTCTATGGATCTGTGATTCTGTGCCAAAGAATGGCGAAAGCTTCTTGATCGGAAGAACGATAAAGTCATGCGGAAAAGAAATCGTCGTGTCTTTTGCCGAGATTGACCAAGGGCACGTTGGAACGGTTTATCAGGCCACTAACTGGCTATATACAGGTCTTTCTGCGAAGCGCACAAACTGGACAATCGAAGGCGTATCCAAGCACTGCCAGACTCTAGCCGATAAGTATACGGCGGCACAGATAAGGGCTGAATACGGGGATAGGTTCAGCTTGAAGCCTAGGCCAAGGAAGCATCGTTACGTTTACATAAACGCAAAAGGAAAGCGCCGCGAAAGTCTAATATCAAGCCTTCTTTACAAAATCGAACCTTACCCAAAAGCAACTATCTCATAACAACACGGGTACACGCATGAAAGAACTCATCCTCCCATGGCCTGACCGCGCATTGCATCCGAATAGCCGAACGCATTACATGGCTCGATCCAAGGCAGCTAAGGCGGCACGAAAAGCTGCATGGGCTATCGCTAGGCAAGCGTGGACCGTTGCTGACATGGCGAACCTGCCTGATGGGCGCCTTCACGTCTGGATTGATGGTTACGGTACGGATAGGCGCCGTCGTGACGCTGATGGGCTTCTATCGAGCCTCAAGCCGTGGCTTGACGGCATTGCGGACGCGCTCGGAGTGGATGATCGGCGTTTCGTGCCTCACCCTTGGGTAAAGGATGAAGTGAGGAAGGGTGGCGAGGTTCGGATACGCATTACGGGAGGGCCTGAATCATGCCAGTCATGACGCCAAAACAGGTCAAGCTCCTAGACACCGCCGTCCTAAAGCTCATGGACATAGATCTACGCAAGCTCATCCCCGACCGTCAGCGCGACTTGCAGGCATTGCAGCGCGAGGCGGTATGGGTCAAGCGGGAATTGAAGGCGAGGAAATAGCTATGGATACCACGGGATTCATTGAGCCAGATGACGACCTAAAGCTTTGGGCATGGCAGTACAACAAGGCTTCTGAGCTGGGAAAATCTCTTAACGATGTGCGACTTATGGCTGCGATAGATCGCAAGATATGCGATCCATATGGGAATGAATATCGGCGTCAAGTGAATGGGAGCTGGAATAATCATGGCTAGGTTGAGCATCTTGTGCCGTATCGGGATTCATCGGTGGAAGCCGGTTCACCGTTTAACGTGGCATACACCGGGAAGTATATTCGGAGCCGTGCTGACTTTTTGCTATGGGAAGTCATTCCCAGTTGGGTGTAGATGCAAGCAATGTGGCAAGCGTAAACCCTATTGACGCCTCCCTCACAACCTGAAATGATGCAGCCAGTGTCCGGCATTGTGCCTGATGCTAGGTTTGTGGGTAGTTCAGAAGGTTAGAACACCGCGCTGTGGTTTAAAGACCACTCACCATGGGAGTCGCTGGTTCGAGTCCAGCCCCACAAACCAACAACGATGCAGGCCCATTTTCCTCCCCTGGGATGCCCTGCACTGAGCCAGTCCAGTCGTGAGACTCCGCTGGCTTCCCTATTTTGGAGCCGCGTCATGTTGAAGCTTGAGAGAATCGCTCCGTGACGTGGACAAATGCCCTGATGATCGGAGCATGTACCTTGAGCTACAAGCTCAACGGCTCAAACGCAACCGTGGCTGACCTGACGGCGGCAGGAATCACAATCAACACGACTGGGGGCGTCATCACGTCAACGTGGGATGGCGTGACAGGATCACCTGTCTCGCTGGAAGTCACTGTGACGCCAAGCTATAGCATCAACACGCTTGCGGCGCGCATTGACACACTATTGGTTAACTCGCCATTTATTGGCGCAAAATCATTTGTCGATGGACTTAATTATGACCCCTACCAGCATTCTCCTTTTTCCGGGCTGCCTTGGGTGGTAAGCAACTCGCAGCAACCGACCATTTCAATCGGCTTGCAAGCCGATATTGGTGAGTAATGTGAGCACAATCCTCCTGCAATTCACCCCGCAATTCGACCTACCAGACGTCGTAATTGCCCCCAATGAATCACTGACTGTCCAGCAGAACAGCTCGGCGAATAACATCGCCCCAGTCATCACAGACAATGGCGTTCCTGTTACGCCTAATAACCTCACTATTGTGACGCAACCTGCACATGGTGATGTTAGCGTGTCTGGCGCGTCTCTGCTGTATACGCCAGCAACGGGATATTACGGCCCGGACAGCTTTACCTACAAAGCGACGGTGAGCGGCACGGATTCCAATGTAGCGGCGGTGAGCGTTAACGTGCTCTCGCTGGCGTGCCAAGAGCTTGGTCGCGTCACGCGATCATTTGTATCCGGCTACACAGCTGCCCGCGCCGAAAGTCGCCGGGTACGTCGATTCTCGCAGCGATGTGTGACGGCAAACTTCAACGGCGCATTAGCTCCCGGTCGTACTATCGTGCATGTCCGGTGGGACACAACGTCGCCTTGGTCTATCCTGATGGCCAATCCGCGAATCATCGCCGGGCAGCGGCAAGTGGCAGTAGACGTCAGCTTCAACTTTGCAGGTTGGGGCGGTTTGTTGGCTACTGTGACATTGGACAATGGCGAGATGTATAACCAGGAATTCTTCTACACCGTCCTAGATCGACCCATCTATCCCGGCGCAGTATACGACTCGGCCAATGGGCCATATGTTTTGGAGGCAGACGCATGAGCAAGCTAACCACGAAAGCGCGCAACAACCTGCCGAAATCAAAGTTTGCAGGCCCTGGACGATCCTTTCCCATTCAGGATGCGACCCACGCCCGCGCCGCTATCTCTGGCGCAAGCCGCGCTGAGAATGTAGGTAACATCTCCAGCAAGACCGCGAATTCCATCAAGGCAAAGGCGCGGGCTAAGCTTGACAGTCACCGTAAGTCCCGAGGGTTCAGCGAATGAAGATGAAATCGAAGTCCACCCTGCCGCGTGAGTTTGCGGCCAAGAAGGCCAGCAAGCCGGATGCCGCCAAGAAGGCACAGAAGGCTGACGACAAGTCAGACAAGATGATTGCCAAGCGGTTTGGCGTGAAGGTGAAGAAGTGAATCAACGCTACTTGGCCATCTGCATTCACATGGCGCTGCATCGGCCACGCGATCAGGTGTTCAGTCCTAGCGCGTATATTTTGCGGTAGTGATCAGAGCTTGTTCTACGCATTGCCGCTTGGTTGGTGCATACGAGGACGCGAGGAGCTTTGCCAATGCCCCATAGGCTGCCGGTGACAGCATGATGGATACTTGCTTACCACCAGCATCAGCCCGAGCCTTGCGGCTGCGGGCTTGGCGTTCGGATGATTTCATGCTTTGCGAATCTGGCTGGAAATGAAGCGCTTGATGCTTGCATCCATCGGGCAGCCCATGGCGGCCTCAATCTTGGCGAACAACTCTTTCTTTGTTCCAGCTTGAACCGTGAACTCGTGACCCTTCGCGGTGTTTGTGTAAGTAAGCATGGTGTTTGTTCCGTTGATTGACTGTGTAGCTAGATTACATCGTGACTAGTCACACTGTCAAGCACTTTGTGAGCAATAAATCCGTTTACTTTTTGAGGTATTGGCATGGCATATGCTCATTCGACGCGAGTTCTCTGCGGTGCGCCTGACGTCGATACTCATGCATATTGGAACTGCGAGGCTTGCCAGTTATTGCGTGAGGCAGCTTGGCACGAGCGTGCTCAGAAAAGATTTTGGCAGCAGCGAGCAGGAAGCCGTGTCGGCTATGCGCTAAAAACTGGCGCTCTGCCGCGTCTCGATGGATCTATCCCATGTATTGACTGCGGCGACGTAGCCCGCGAATATGATCATCGAGACTATGCGGAGCCATTGGTTGTCGAACCCGTTTGCCATTCTTGCAATATTCGTCGCGGATCGGCGGAGTGGCCCAAAAATGTGTCAGGCATAGCGGCCTAACGTGGTACAGTAACAACCGTATCGCTGTGATAGCGAAACACTGAACAGGAAGCACCGTGGCAGCCCGAACGCTCCGCCCAAAGCACAGTGATGAGGTGCGCGCCAAGATTCAGGCGAGCATGCTCATCCGTGGGTTACAGGATAACTTCGAGGGCAAGAAGAATCTGACAGCAGGCCAGATCAAGTCAGCCGAGATTTTGCTAAGGAAATCAGTGCCTGACCTTAGTTCGATTGAATTATCATCCGATCCTGACAAACCAGTACAGATAGTCAGCCAGATTCGCCTTGTGGACATGGCTCCGAATGAGTGAAGTCACGGTCCAGCTTCCCCCGAAGCTTAGGCCGATCTTTCTCGGAGCCGCCGACGTTCGTGGCGCTTATGGCGGTCGAGGGAGTGCCAAGACTCGCAGCTTCGCCATGATGGCGGCTGTTCGTGGCTTCATGTTCGGCAAGCAGGGAACTAGCGGCATCATCCTTTGCGCACGCTTGTTCATGAACAGTCTTGAGGATTCCTCGCTGGAAGAGGTCAAGCGGGTTATTGCCGATGAGCCTTGGCTGTCCGATTACTACGATGTAGGGGACAAGTACATCAAGTCACGCGATGGCCGTATCTCGTTCGTGTTCGCTGGGTTAGACCGCAACATTGCCTCGATCAAGTCCAAGGGCCGCATTCTGCTGTGTTGGGTGGATGAGGCCGCTCCGGTCAGCAACGACGCCTGGTCAACGCTTATCCCGACCCTGCGTGAAGAGGGCGACGACTGGAACGCTGAGTTGTGGGTGACATGGAACCCAGAACGCGAGGTTGACGCCGTCGAAACGCGGTTCCGCAATTCCACCGATCCGCTGATTCGCATGGTCGAGCTCAACTGGCGCGATAACCCGAAGTTCCCGCACAAGCTGGAACGCGAACGGGTGCGTGATCTAGCAGAGCGACCCGACCAGTACGAGCATATTTGGGAAGGCGGCTACAAGAAGTCCGTTGAGGGCGCTTATTACGCCAAGGCGCTAGCCGATGCCAAGCAGGATGGCCGTATCGGCAATCTGTCCGCTGACCCCTTGATGACGCTCCGTGCGTATTGGGACATTGGCGGAACGGGAGCCAAGGCCGATGCCTGCGCTATCTGGATCGCTCAGTTCATCGGCAAAGAGATCCGCGTATTGGACCATTACGAGGCTCAAGGCCAGCCGCTTGCCGTGCATGTCGCATGGCTACGTGAGAACGGTTACGCCAAGGCTGAATGCGTGCTTCCTCATGACGGCGTCCAACACGACAAGGTCTATCAGGTCAGCTATCAGAGCGTATTGCGTGAGGCTCAGTTCGAAGTCCGCGTTATTCCCAATATGGGCGCTGGCGCTGCAATTCGCCGCATTGAAGCCACT